CTCTGTATAGACTTTGACTTCATCTTTCTTGAACCCCGCAAGTGCGATTTCGAGTTTCGATTCATGATTATTTAATTGTACCAAATTATATGGTGGATAATTGGAAGTAGTTGTGTCATCCCAAAATCTATTGAGATATTCATCCATTCCAATACTGTTCTTTGTTATCTTATCAAACAGTTCTGGAAGATTTGCAGCGTGGTATCTTGCTAGTGTACCCATGATAGTAGCTCCTTATTAAGCGAGTTTGTATTTTGTTGTCCCCGAAGGCGACATTACTATTTAACCACAAAAAATAAAAAAGGGGATGTGGGATCCCCTATAAAATTATTCGGATTATACTAATTAAATATCTGATGCTTTGATGTACCAGCATTATCATTTGATATATTTCCTATTCCAGTTTCTTCAGTTTCTGATAATTCATAACTCCAATCTTCTACTACAGTATTTGCCAGCAACAAATCACTGAGTTTATATAACTCTTTCTCTGCTGTTTCATAATCTTCTGCATCAAACCAATAATCAATCACCTTACCAATCCGTAACAGATGTGATTGAAGACCTTCAGCAACCCTATGAGTATTATTCATCACAGCATTACCAGCAGCATCTGATACAGATCCTCTTAGTCTTACATTTACAGTTGCTTTGAATCTCATTAAATTCCCCAAATTTTAGTACAGTAATCTCGGATAGATCTATCAGAAGAAAAGAAACCCGAACGTGCAATATTAGCAACTGACATTCTATTCCATTTTTCCCGATTTGTCCATGCCCTACTCACTCTATCTTGAGCATCAAGATAATCAGAGAAATCTGCAAAGACACAGAAAGGATCATGATTCAATAAACCATTTATTAAAGGTTCAAACATTTCTTTATCACCCTGACTAAAATGACCACCTTTAATAAGATTAATTGTTTCCCAAAGTTCTGCACTCATATGATGTTTAGGATCATATCCATTGTTCCATAATTCTTGAATACCTTTTTCATCATGACCAAATAAGAAGAAGTTTTCTCCACCTACAAGATCTCTTATCTCTACATTAGCACCATCAAGTGTTCCAATAGTTAAAGCACCATTCATCTGGAACTTCATATTACCCGTACCTGATGCCTCTTTACCAGCAGTAGAAATCTGTTCTGACAAATCAGCAGCAGGGTATACTTTCTCACCCAACTTCACACTATAATTTGGTAAGAATACTACACGTAACTTACCATCCATATCAGGATCATTATTTACTACCTCTGCTATATGACAAATAAATTGAACGATCAACTTAGCCATATAATATCCTGGTGCTGCTTTACCACCAAAGATTACAGTTCTAGGAACTACATCAATTCCATTTTTAATTCTAAGGTATTGATTAACAATCCAAAGAGCAAGTAAATGTTGTCTTTTATATTCATGAATTCTTTTAACCTGTACATCAAACATACTAGAAGGATCTACAGATATTCCTAAATTATCAAAAATATAAGTTGCAAGATGATGCTTACCAATCAATTTAGTTTCTGCAATCTTATCCAAAAGAAAAATATCAGGATCAACTGTTTCTAATTCTTTAAGACGATCCATATCAGTAACCCAATCTGGACCAGCATATTCATCTAAAACTTCTGTAAGAGATGGATTACAAGATGCTATCCATCTTCTAGGAGTAACACCATTAGTTACATTGGTAAACTTATGTGGCCACAACTCATTAAACTCTGGCATTAATTGAGTCTTAACTAACTCAGAATGTAATGCTGCAACACCATTTACATGATGAGATCCTACCGTAGCAAGATGAGCCATACGAACTGCCTTATTACCACGTTCATCAATAATAGACATCTTTTCTAACTTACTATCATCACCAGGATAATGTAACCGTACTATCTGCAAAAATCTACGATTAATCTCATAGATTATTTCCATATGTCTTGGTAAAAGAGACTTGAATAATTTAAGATCCCATTTCTCTAATGCTTCTGGCATCAAAGTATGGTTTGTATATGCAACAGACTTAGTAGTAATATCCCATGCTTGATCCCACTCTACATGTCTTTCATCAACCAAAAGTCTCATCAACTCAGCAACTGCAATAGCAGGATGAGTATCATTTAATTGTACCTGCCAATGATGTGGAAAATCTTCTATATCATATCCACGTTTATCTAAACTCCTCAACATATCTTGAAGAGAAGCACTAACAAAGAAATGCTGTTGCTTTAATCTTAAAGTCTTACCTGCATCTGTACCATCATTAGGATACAAAACCTTAGAAATAGTTTCAGATGAAACACTCTGTTCTACCGAACCTAAGTAGTCTCCAATATTAAATGCATAGAAATCAAATGTCTCAGTAGCATCTGCTCTCCATAATCTCAATCTATTACAGTTATTAACTTTATAACCTAATTGCAATACATCATAAGGTACAGCAATAACTTGTTCATCAGGAACCCATCTTACTCTATAGTTTCCTCTATCTGATACATAATTTTCTACTCTACCACCAAATCCAACATGAACTGATTCATCTGGATGACAAAGTTCCCAAGGCCATTCTCCGTGTAACCAATTATCGGTTATTTCTATTTGCTGATTATCTTTAATAATCTGCTTAAAGATACCATACTTATATCGAATACCATATCCAGTAGCAGGAACTTGTAGAGTTGCTAGAGAGTCCATATAGCAAGCAGCAAGACGACCTAGACCACCATTACCTAATCCAGGTTCTTCTGCAACATCTAATATCTGATCTAATGTATATCCATAAGATTCTAATGCATCTTCTGCTTCCTTTTTTATTCCTAAACTAATAAGATTATTATTAAGTTGAGGACCAATTAAAAATTCTGCTGAAAGATATGCTACCTCTTTATCACTAGGAGGTTTCATATCCAACCAATAGGTCATCATCTGATCTCTTACAGCATAACTTAATGCCATATAGAAATCATGAAGAGATGCTTTATCAGGACGTTTTCCTAACGTATAGAAAAGACGTTCCTTGATACCATTATAAAGATTATTCGTTTTCGTCAACTTTCTTTTTCTTGCTACCTATATTATACTTGGTTTCAAGTATCCATTCACCTTTATCTTTATATGCCAACACTTTAATCTGATTTAAAGGTGCAATATCTTGGATTTTAGTCACATCTACCATAGTAACTAATCCCCAATCAGCAAGTAATTGAGCAATACGATTTCTACGCTGAACATCATTCTGCGTTAAGTTAGCGTGTTTTCCATCAAGTGCAAATAGTTCTTTAAAATGCACAAGATAATATCTTCCTTGTTTATGTAAGATATGACATGATTGATATATCTTTTTCTCTTTACGGGATGCTACCCCAATTCTTGTTAAGGTTTCTCTTACCTTAAGAAAATCATCTGGTTCACCCAGTACGACCTCTACCATTTGGTCAGGCGACCACTTAACTTCAGGCTCTTGAACGAAGCTCATTTTGTTCCTCCAGTTTCAAATTTCGATCTTATAAAATTAATCTGTTCTTTTGTTAGGATTCTCAAAGCCTGTTTTGCTTTTTCGTTACTATAACCATAATAACGTTTTACCAAGTCAAGATCTTTGATTGTATCTTTACGAAGCCAAGGAGAGTATCTCTTCTTAACTCTGAGTGTATTTAGAAAAAAATCATATTGCATCTTCTTATCAAGAAAATGATACTGATTCATTTCATTAACAAACATAATACAATCAAGATGTCCTGATAGACAACGATTGATAATATATGGAGAATATTCTTTTTCAACTAAAGAATCTTCATCAATTAGATTCTTCTTTGTCTGATTGATTGAGTTCAGCCAATCCTTTAGTTCCATAATTAAGTAGAAGTAATTCTTTTCGTTTTTGTTGGTTATTCATATATTCACCAACAGATCTCATAGTATATGTGAGATCAAATTCAGCAGCAGCCCATCCATTAAATCTATCTCTAATAAGTTGACTGGAATTATAGCTTACCATTAAATCCATAGTATGTAAATCACAATTACGAGCAAACTTATCGTGATCAAAATACTTATGCATATCTCCCTTATTTCCATACAGATTAGAACCAATCTCATAAGGGGGATCAAAATACATGAAGATACCTTTATGAAGATCATCACCCATTAGATGCTCATAAGAATGATTAGTTATTTTCCAATCTGAAATAATCTCTGAATACTCAGCTAACTTCTCAATACCACGGAGGGAGAAGTTGGAATCTGATGCCTGTTTTGAGAACGAGGAAGACTCAGTGAGACCAGAGAAACTACACTTATTAACAATATAGAAAGCAACTGCCCTCTCGAAATTTTCTTTTGAACGGTCATTAACTACACCTTTAGAATCATTGAATAATTTTTTAGCAGTATCTGGATTAGGATGTTTATTTTTTATCTCTACTAATGCGTCCTGCATATCCTTTCCAGAATCCTTTAACTGGATCCAAAAATTTGCAAGAGGTTCATAAAGATCATTTACCCAAACACTTAAATGGGGATACATCTTTGTGATGTAAATTGCAACACTACCACCACCAATAAATGGTTCACGAAATTCAGTGTACTCACTAAAGTCTGGAAAGTATTGTGCCATTTTAGTAATAGCACGGGACTTACCACCAGGATAGCGTAAAGGAGTCTTTAATGCTTTTTTAGATTTCATTACCAATCAGGATAATATGAGATATTAGAAATGTATTGATAGATTAAAGTCCAACCAAATTCAAAGGTTTGACCTCTCTCATCTTGAAGATAAAAAGGAATATCTGGATGCTGCATCTTTGCACTATAATAGTGAGATACTACATTACAATCGTCATCAATGTGACGTTCTTTTTCTAAATCCTTTTCAGTCATCTGAGAATCATTGGATTACCTGTATGAGGTCTCTCTGGAGAAACTTCTATTATTATAGGAGTATTTAACGCATCTTCAATAGCTCCAGACATCCTACGATATCCAGAACCAACATACAACTGTCCAGCAAATACCGATACAGTAGCAGCACCCCAGAAAACATAGTACCATCTAGATTTAACTTGGTGTCTTTGTTTTTTAGTCAGTTTCTTCATTATCAAAAAAAGGTTCAAGTGTAGTTTGTTCTTCTAAAAAGAAGTCAGGATAAGTCTTAAAAATTATCGGATCATATCTACTATACACTAAAAGTTTATTAAAATCAATATCTGCTTTTTTTCTTTGCCAACTGTTGCGATCTAAATTAGGGTTCTTGCATTGAATAAACTCACCATTCTCCCTTAATGGAATTATGTTAGTAGGAGTTTCCCAAATTAATTGACGATAGCAAGTAATTAAAACATGATAATAATAATCAATTTCTTCAGGTCTTCTCTGCCTTCTACCATTCTTTAAATGTGGAGCAGTAGCACCAGAGTGATAAAAGAAATCATAACGAGGACGACGTACTTCTTTTCCAGTACGTTTCTTCATACCATAGTCAAGTGACATTTGATATACTACCTTTTTAACCTGACCCCTTTTCCAAAGGTAAGGTTCCTTTTCAAGAAGTAAATCTACACCATCATCAACTTTTGGTTCTGCTACATTTATTGATTGTGATAATAGATAAGATGCTACTAACTCTTCACAAGTAGTTCCACCAAATCTAGTTCCCTTATTTCCTTCATCTAGAGGAATAGTTTCTTCTTGAAGAAGTGGAGGCATACAGGGTACTAACCTCTTCGCATTAGGAGATCTACTCATTATTTTGGCAATTTACGATTAAAGTTCCAGTTTTCAAATTTCATATACAATTTGAATATTCCAATTAAAGTTCTTTTAACAAACTCTTCAAAATATAATACTGATAATATACCCCATTCTTCTAATGTTAGTTTCTTCATTTGAATTCACACTCCACCATTATCTCAGTTAGACAAGCAAGCATAGTTATCTCTTGATCTGCTACAAATGCTATTTGATATTGATACTTCGCAATAACAAGAACAGCAGCAGGAATAGTACTAGGGACCAAGGATTCGTATAGACTATCGTAAATGCGACGAAATAATACAGTAGTATCATTGTCCAAATTACTGACGACCCACTTACGTACTTCAGGAAAGTTTTTTCCTTTAAGGTTTTTAATAAGATCATTTATAGCAATGTCTGAGAACGCTGCAAGTATTCCCGAATCGATTTTGCCCCCAACCGAGTACCTCTGACATTCATTAAGAACTCGTCTCCAATCAGGAAAATGTTTATTAATGAGCTGAACAAGAACTTTCTTATCGGATTCAATACGTTCTTGATCCAATATAAAGTTGAGTCTTTTGAAGAACTCTGCTGCGATAGTTTGTTTGTCTTTACCCTTAACACTGAATTCGACCACAGCACACCTTGAGTGTAGTGGTTCGAGAATTTTATTCTTGTAATTACATGTGAGGATGAATCTACAATTCCCTGCGAACTCTTCAATAAATGCCCGTAGGAGGAGTTGTACATCATTACTGGTGTTATCTGCCTCATCGATAATGATGACCTTGTGCTTCGCTTCAGACGTAAGCGAGACTGTTGATGCGAAGTTCTTTGCCTTATTACGGACGGTATCGAGGAACCTTCCTTCATCCGATCCATTAATGACATAATAGTCTACCCCTAATTCTTTACAGAGTGCCTTTGCTACTGTTGTTTTACCAATCCCTGGAGGACCAGCAAGCAACATATTTGGTATTTCACCCTTATTTAGGAAATCTCTAAAGGTTTTCTTAATATTCTCTGGGAGAATACAATCTTCAATTGTTTGTGGTCGATACTTCTCAACCCAAATAAAGTCACTCATAATAATAGAATTAAACTGGCGTGGCTGGGATCGAACCAGCGACAGGCTGATTAACAGTCAGCTGTTCTACCTCTGAACTACACGCCATTGGTTTGCCATCATTCCAATGACGAATTACCCCTGCAATAATAAAACAGTTAGTAATGAGATAAGAAAAGAAAATAAAAGTACGTACCAAAACAATGTAGTTGTCGTAGGGTTCAGTCTTTTCATCAGAGAAACTACCCAATGCATACTTCCAAGTCCTCAACAATCTAGTCATTTTTTAAATACACCTAACTTAGACAATAGCCACAAGGTAACTATTGTCCATCCTATAACATACCACATTTATTGTAAAGTTGAATCTGGTTCAAGTGCAATATAATACTTCAGATTATATTGACTATTAGTAAATTTTGATAGAAGTTTAGATGAAACTACTACATCATAAGATCCAGGAATAATTCTAATATTCTCAACCTTAAAGTTAAATGTAAATTCTTTATCAGTTTCACCAACAGTTATATCATATACATTAGATGTATCATTCTTCTTATCACGAACAATAATCTTTACAACACCATTAGAACCAACTACAGCTAGATCAGGTAATTGATATACTGCTGCTGCTTTTAGTAACTTCTCTAATGAAGTACTCTCTAATTGGAAATGTACGTCCTCAGATGGAAGTGTAATCTCTTTCTCAGGTGGAGCAATAATTACATTAGGATCTGCATAGAAATACTTAACTCTACGTCTTCCCTCACGAATTGTAAGATAAGAATCTGTTGAGAAATCTAGATCTGGATCCTGATGCAATCCTAAACCATTCAAGAATTGATTCAAGTCATAAATTGCAAATTGCCGAGGAAAATCTTCTTCAATCTGTGCTTCTGCAAGAATATTCTTAGCAACAGACATTGTACGAAGTTGATTTCCTTCTTTAACAAGAATCGAATTGTTTATACCAGCAAAATTTTTGAGAATAGTTAGGGTGTTGTCAGATAAATTCATAGTCATAATTAAGGCATGTTGTGATCAATGTTCCCAGATGTCATTTTGGGTTTGCCGTAGTGTTCATCAAAATGTAATAGTAGCATAGCATAGTGTATCACCTTTTGCAAGTCTCTCTTATTCTTTCC